AATTCTCAGCTATTACAGCTCCTGGGTTACCTTCGCTTATTAAAATTAATGCTCGACATTATTGTGCGGACTGACACTACGTGTTCAGTCACTTAAACTAAAACTATCTAACTATCTAAAATTATGGCAGATAATCAAAATTCTAGCGGCTGGGGACAAGCCGCGGCAGCAGCTATACAGACCGGCGGCCAGGTTGCCGTCGATGCTGCGAGAAACAAACGTCAATGGCGCTATCAGCAGAAAGCTATGGACAAACAACAGCAGCTCAATCTTGAGACCTGGAATATGCAAAATGCTTACAATACACCTCAAGCTCAAATGCAACGCCTACAGGAAGCCGGCCTTAATCCTCGTCTTATATATGGCCAAGGTTCATCGGCTCCAAATATGGCCGGCCCTCTACAGGCTCCTGAGGTCCCTACAAGGCAAGCAACTGGCGCGACCGTTCCAGCTAATAAGCTTATGGAATATTATCAGATACGCCAAATGGATGCTCAATATAGGAATACTACAATGGCGACTGATCTGATGCAAAAAACCGCTGCTCTTAAAGACCTGGAGACAGGTCTAAAAAATCTGAATCTTATGAAAGAAACTTTGAGATCAAAAAATTACGAGGGCGTAGTACAAACCGAACAAGCTATGCAACGTTGGGTAGGTTTACGCTCCGAGGAACTTCTCATAAATGAACAAAAAAAAGGTCGTATCATGGACCAACTCGGAACCATGCGTGACAAACAATTAACTGGCCTCGACCTCGACAATACCTTCAAACAATATCGCAATGATTTGGCTAAACTCGGAATCTACTCTTCAGATCACCCAGCTATGCGTGTCCTCATTCAAGCTTCAAAACGCATGAATATTGATCTCGGCGAACTTCTTATGCAAGGAGCCGAAAAATTGAAATATCTTCTTGATATCGGAAAATGAAATGCATCTCCCCGGTCTATGTGCGGAAAATCTCTATGTCTGTACCTTGCGGGAAATGTGCCTTTTGTATTAAAAAAGCTATTGATGCCTGGTGTCTTCGGCTCATGCATGAATTGGCTGTATCTTCTTCTGCTTTCTTTATAACTTTAACTTATGATGATGAACATCTACCCCCCGGGGCGGAACTTAGTAAACGCGATCTCCAATTGTTTATTAAACGCCTTCGCAAACGCAACCCGGGTATTCGCTATTTCGCGGTTGGTGAATATGGCACGGAAAAAGGACGCCCTCACTATCACGCGGTTATCTTTAACCTTATTGATTTGGATCTTATTACTGCTTCGTGGTCTGATAACGATGGTTATCCTATTGGTCATATTGTTGGTGATCGTGCCGTTATGGGGCGGATTCGCTATATGGTCGAATATATGGCATTACCGCAAGCGGATGATGGTAAACAAAAAGCTTTCCGACTTATGAGTCGAGGAAAGCCCTATGGAGCCCCAGCCGGTACCCCTGGGGGTATCGGCTATTCTTATGTACAAAAATGGAAGGCCTTTCATAAGGCCCGTAGTGATTCCGTTATCTATGATTTCTCAACACCTAACGCTATGCCTAGATATTATAAGGATAAGATTTATAATGTCCATCAGCGTGCGTTAGTCGTAGAAAAGGCTAGGCGCTTTTCTGCTGAAAACCCTCAAATTATTTGTCCGGTCGAACATGACCGTTTACTTAAACGCTTAAAACGTAAACATCGATGAATCCATTTCAATCTATTGGGTCCAGACGACCACAGTCGTCTAAATTCGATTTGTCACATAATCGAAAATTCTCGTTTAAACCAGGTATTTTATACCCTATTCTTTGCGCTGAGTCATTACCTTCTGAGGTATGGCAATATGATGCGAACGCTGTCGTTCGTATGGCACCTATGCTCTCTCCTATTATGCACATGGTTGATGTATGTGTGCATTCATTCTTTTATCCTGAGCGGCTTACACAAGCTCGCGGAAAATTCGAAACTTTTATCACAGGTGGAAACAAGGGCGATGGTAAAGACGCCCTCGGGAATACTATTGAAGCTCCTTATTTTCTTTGTGCTATGATTGTTGGTACGGATGAGACACGTATATCAATTCCGGATGACATGAATGTTGGATCACTTGCCGATTATCTCGGCTTTCAATTCTCAGCTATTACAGCTCCTGGGTTACCTTCGCTTATTAAAATTAATGCTCG